ATTAGCACTAAAATCAATACCTTTACCGTCCGCCATAATGAGGTCGCCAGTAAATGTAACGTCGCCTGCAGAGTCGATACGCATCCGTTCGGTAAGAGTTTCACCGGAATCCGTAGTAGTAGCAAAAATCATTCTTCCCGGCATATCACCAGTTCCGGGTGTCCCGTCTACTTCAAACTGAATCATAGCCGCTGGTGCTTCTAAATCTGTACCATCATCTCCATAAGCAATAATATTACCAAGCTCTTCACCATCTGTAACAACAGTATGAGAACCAATAGTAGCATTACCACCTTTTACAAGAGCAATTAATGGAGCTCCTGCCGCAGTTGCAGTTGTGGAAAAAGACGCTAACATTAGGGAAGAATCCACCTGCCCTGTACCAAGCACTTGTACCTCTGGCACTAAATCAGTAGCACCATCTCCGATAGAAATAGTTTCCTGCGCAGTATGGCCAACAATAAGACCAATCCCATTTGCAATAGAAACATCAGCTCCTGCTATTGAAAGATTATCTGCACCATCTTCATCGTATTCAATAGAAGCATCGCCGCCCGTACCAAATTCCAATTTTACGTCATCAGAGACTCTCAAAGATGCACCTGCATAAAGCAAGGTATCGGTACCATCTTCATCATATTCAAATGATGCGTCACTTCCCGTACCAAAATACAATTTAGCATCATCAACAATTAGTGCACTTGTAGTTGCCAGTTGCAAGCAAAATGTAGTGTCGTTATCACCATCTTTTATTGGTACCAATGTGGTAGTATCTCCACCACCATCAGTATCAACATGTAAAAGTTGTTCGTAACTCGCAGCAATCGTTTGTGAACCTAAAGCCGCCATAATCTAAAACCTCCTTGAGTTCCTTGTATTTAAATGCAACTTACCGCCCGAACTCATTTGACATAGTTGCGATAAAATCTTTATCCAATATCTTCCCAAGCACGAGACTCAGCATTCCAATTAGCCGCAATCTTGTTCCACAATATCTCTGATAGAGTGGCCGCCGCCTCCTCCATAAAGGTCATTATACTGATATTTAAACCTAGTTTTGGCATTACGGTGCGAAGTAAATGATTACCTTATCGCCTGCGGTAGCCAAAGTACACGTACTCCATCTACCATATATAGTAACACCCTTGGGAAATGTATCTCCAGCGGCTACAGTAGAACCATTAGTACCGGGGCTTGCGGCGGATGTGCCGAAGTGACTACCAGTCGATTCTGGCGTAAGCTCTGAAAATTCAACATCTGTAAGCATTGTTATGCCTACAATCTTTCCATACGGGGGTGTATACTGATCATCCGTATCCATAAAAGCGGCACCAGCTTGTCCCAGTGCAATGTTTTGTGCTTCTACAACAGTATATTTATGTGTATCTGCCATTATATATCTCCTTTATTATGTATGCCTTTCCGCCCGAGACCTCTGACATGGGCATATCTATCTAAACGTAAATGGGACGATGGCTCTCTGGCCACCTACCTTATCCCTGCCGGCTTCCTGACGGACTTTGGTCTCCCAAAGCCTCTGATACTTGACAGCCGATGCGGCACTAACCTCGTCCAATCTATCTTCAAAAAGTTTCCAGTTTATATAATTGACCAGTGTTGGATGTAACGTGTCATCGATCTCTGGCACGTCTGAAAGGTTTTCAATCTTTCTTGGCTGGGCACTGTATTCAATGAGCAATCCATTACTCGTAGACTCGTCTATTGATTCAAGGGCATTCTTACTAGAAGTATTCTTACTGGTAACAAGAGCGATCCTGTCACCCACAACATACCAAGACAGATAGTCCTCTGGATAGTTATAAGCCATTATTTTTCATCCACATTTACAATATTATAATAATTGGTCACTCTGGGAATATACCTGTAATTCCCGTCCGAGTCCTTATAGGACACGGAATAAATTTTATCTATCTGAAGGTCAGAGTTCCGGTCTCCAATGTTGTACCAACGCTGATCCTCCACTGTGTCTATCTTCATACGTCTTCTTACGACCTTATACTTGCGTAGATCAAGGAGCGCATCATTAACGAGCGCTTTGACGTATGTTTCACCAGCATCGGGGTGAACCATTCTAACCCTTGATAATATCTCTTTAAATGTCATTACGCTCTAGCTCCTCCCTGTTGACCGTAAAGAGCGGCTAAACCCATCTGATAATCATTCTTTAAATTTGCTATAATGGGCGAGAGGAGTTCAATGTCCTCATTGTTAGCCAGTAAGTACTCACCAGCCTTAACAGCTCCATAGAGCATCACAAGGTATTCAGCCTCATCAGGAAAGCCTGCAATCGAACCCCCGCTACTGGCGTCCACAGTGGGTGGGCTAGCATATACAACCTTCCCTACACTGGAACTGGAAACCGGTAGGATGATAACCTTCATAGTACCATCAGTCTGCGGCTCCGTGTAATATACGGGGTCTGTAGCCGTCGCATAGTTCATATCATCCGGATCGGTAGCACGACCCCTTAATGCCGCAGGAATACGCCTACACGGCTGATCTATAGTACCATCGTTCCTATAGACCTTTAAAATCTTAAATGTGGTTAATGTGGTACCGCTATCAGGATCAAACGCTGAGGTCTCGGTTGCCACACTGTTAAGCATGTCCCGAGGCATGAGGTTTGTGATCTCCTTTGCCCCATTGGTCATCCACGTGTCCAGAAGTCCCTGAATACTAGCCAGTGTAGTACTGTCTATAGCCAGTAAGTTCTGAATCTGTACATCAAAGTTCTGGTATGCCATTATGCTTCAATCAATGTTATTTCTAGGTTCGGAGTGCCTGATGACGAAATACCATATATAGTATCTACACCAGAACGAAACATTGCAAACTCTCCCGGCTTTAGTGCCACCATGGATGTGGTGGAAGATAAACCAGAGTCTTCGTCAATATAAATTGTACTGCTGGTATCTAAGTTTTTAAGGAACACATAACCAACGTCGCTAAGATCAGTTGAGTTAAATGTTAGCGTCTCCGCACTATTACCTATAGCCTGAATACTCCGATGAATAGAGTCTCCAGACACATCAATATAGACAGAATCATGCCTGCTCTCCTTAACACCACTCTTGCTGTATTCCAATTGCGCTTCAATTCTTAGTTCGTTAGCCATTATTTCTTCCTCGACATCCTTTTACGTCTCACAGGCTTGGCTTTTTTTCTCTTTTTTGTCTTTAGTGGCGGTCTTCCAACCTTCCTACCGTATGTTCCGGGGCCTTTTGGCATAGCTATTTCTCCTTATCCTAGATGCTAGCTCGGCTTTTTTTAAAGCCATCTACAATCCTCTTATGAAACTTATCAGCCTTTGTCTTAGCCATAGCATTAACAGACTGTTCTATAGTTGTATGTTTGAAATCAATAAGGTCTCGTCTTATGGCTGGTGCCCAAGACGACTCCCTTACTACAGCATTAACTGTATATAGCCGGGGAGCGGCCCGTTGACCACACTCCTTGCAATAAAACCATCCTTCTGGATTGGGTTTCTCACAATGCATACATGTTTTCATAGAGGTGGAAGGGGGTTTGACCCCCCAGCCACCTGATCCTTATATCGGGATTCTAACCCCGAACTTCAGATTTTTTTAGTTAAGCTACGCTATACCCAACGACACTCGGTGAACGAGTGATCTTCAAGGCTTTCAAGTAGATAGCACTATCTTCACCAGTACCAAACACTACCATATAAGGCACAAGCACATCACCACTATCAAAAGTGTATGAAGCAGTTGTGGTAGGAGCCGCTAATGCTCCTTTTTTCATAACTGCCGCACCAATATGCTTATATGTCACTGTCCGGTCTGTATCTAGGGTAATCTGGAATCTGTGATTATGATTTGCCGCTGTGGCATCCGTAGTATCTGTATACGTACGAGAACCATCATTTAAAGCGGATGCAATTTGAACATCGTCAGGTGACTGAACGCCAAAAGCTACAAAATCAGTATAAGCTGGGTCGCCACTAGCCGCGGCTAAAATCCCACCATGTCCTGTTTCGAACCCTTGAACTTTCCTGATTCCAACTATACAAGCATCGAAATCAGTCCAGTCTTCACTGTTCCACGTCACATCAACAACAGACCGATGTGTTCCGGCAACGATCTTGTTGCCTTTCCCACCAAACGGACTCCCGCCAAAGACGATTTCCACTCCGACATTACCTGCCGTCGTATTATCCATCTGCATGTTTAAGCCTGCCACTGTAGAGTTTGTATCTGTTGCAGGTACGGTTCCAATCACGTGCGGAGTTGAACCCGCCGCTGTAAAGGCACCTACAGAGCACCCCGTACTTGAATACAATTCACCATCTGGCCCCGGCCAAAGCATACCAAATTGATTCCCATCGGCCATAACACCATCTGCTGATTCCCCAAGAGAGGATACAATAGGTGGCGCACAGCTTATGTAATCCCATTCGAAAATAGTTTCAGCTCTAGTTTTTCCATCATAGGAAGAACTATTTT